GTAATGCCACCAGTAATGCCACCAGTAGTACCGCCAGTAATGCCACCAGTAGTACCGCCAGTAATGCCACCAGTAGTACCGCCAGTAATGCCACCAGTAATGCCACCAGTAATGCCGCGTACAAATCAACTTCCTGATTGGATGATCGCACCGCCTGAAGGGTCAATGAATACCATGGCCATGGTTGAGCATACAAACCCCGTTACAGGGGAAACCTTTACGGCACCAAACGGTGGTTATAGCATAAACCCCGCTTATATAGAATCTCAATTAAACAATCAATATGTGGAGAATCTTGGCCGTCAGATCGGTACTCCCGGATTAGACTATTATAGCCAAGCATTATTGGACAACATGAGTGACTCCTCTACTGGTAAATCGTGGGATCAAATCGTTGCCGACTTAGATTGGGTTGAGCAACAAGGTGGTGAGCAAGCCGCAATTAACGCACAATCAAATTTAAGCACCGTAGGTAATGCTTCTGATGATGCGGCTCAAATTACAGCAATGAATGAACTTCTTGCAGCAAATAGAGCAGGTCGAATGGAAGCTAGCGAGAAGATGCTTGGATCGCAATATACAAATAATGATCAAGGCGACTTGATGAATGTATTCAAAGGCGCAGAAGAATATCGTCAAGGATTTGTAAACGATTTAAACGCTGGCTTGGGTAACCTTTTTGGCAATAACAATGACAACAGTCTTGTTTCTAGCAACATTACTGATTCTAGTTATGTAAATCCAGCAGCCACCCCAGTAGGAATGATGCCGTCTACAGCAGTTACTTCACCTGGGTCAGCAGTGGCAAATATAACGGGTTCAAATGTTAATAATGGTATGGGTAATACTCTTAATACAGTCGGTGGGTTAGGCAATGAAGAGGCACTTATGTCCTTAATATATGATCAAGATTCTTACGATAGAGGAAATGACAATAAATCTGATAACAACACTAATACAGTTAATAAATACACCAACTCTGCCACCACAGGTGCTAAATCTGGATATAGGACTGGATTGGCACGCGGCGGCTACATTAAAGGCTACGATCTTGGTGGAGAGGTTGAGGTTGAAGAAGAAATAATAATTCCTGATACAACTTTAGAGGGCGATCCTCTGGACATGGACGCCTTGGTTGAAGAGGCTACGTTGCCAACACCCGCCATGTCGCCTAATGTTATAGCCATGCGAAAAATGCTCCAGAACAGCCAAAAAACAAGCCAAGACGCAGGAATAGAATCTTTAGGTCAAGAATATAATACGAGCGTAGGTGCGTATCAACAGGCCATGGCCAATCTAGCGGGCCAAGAAAGCAAGGGTCCATCAGAGTCAGAAAAATGGTTCCGAATTGCAGCAGCGTTTGGAAAGCCTACGCAGTCTGGCAATTTCTTTGATGGGCTTAGCAATGTCAGTGGAGCTTTGGGTGATATAGAAGCAGAGCGTAGGGCTGCACAAAGCACAGGAAATCAACTTCTTCTGGAGAACTCCAGATTTAGTATGGATCTTCTTAAAGAGCAGCTTTCTACAGCTACATCTCTGCAGACAGATGAGCGAAACTATAACAGGAATCTTCAAGAGCTGTTCTTAACAACAGAAAACGAAAGAATGTTATTAGCTCAAGAAAGAGCGTATGACATTCTTTCAGAGAAAGAAAAGCGTCAATGGGAATCAGACAATAAGAAAAGTCTTCCTCAAACTGTAGCAGCAAAAGCCGCTTTCGATTTGGGTTATGTAAGAGGTGACGACAACTACGTTAAGTATGTAACAGACTATTACGAAAGAGAACAAGCTAGAAAAGATCTAGAGATTAAGACTCTTTCAGACCAAGCCAATAGATTAACTAAGCCTGAGCTAGATCTGTCTGTTGATACTGACGAGTATATAGTAGGTCAAAATAATGCTATTGCGCTTCTACAACAGGCTCTTGAGCTTAATGAGGATTCATACACTAATACTACTGGTGACAGTATAGCTATGTACCTTAAAGGCAAAACGAATCCTAGTGATCCAAAGTATGTAGCCACTGAAAAACTTATGAATGTGTTATCTAAAGGCGCGCTAGCAACTCTAAAGGCTACATTTGGAGGCAACATATCAGACGGAGAGCGTGCAGCTAACCTAGATTTGCAAGGTCTAAACTCTATGAGCCTTGAAGCTCGTAGAGATATTATTGATCAAGCTCTTCAAATGATGATACGTGAGCGAGACAGGAACAAGGCTAAACTTGTAAAGATCAGAGATGGTAGCTATGCGACCAGAGATAAAAAAGTGGAGACTAAGTAATGGCTGATAATTATTGGGGAAATATGTCTCGCGCAGTTCTTGGTAAAGGATTGGCTATGGACTGGGGCGATGAGCTTGAGGCTCGCATCAGAACACTTGCTGGCGATGAAACCTACGAAGAAGAGCTGAACATGATTAATGACAGCTACACACAGTTTGCGAATGATAATCCTACCGCAGCCTTGATGGGAGAAATTGGAGGCGGGTTTATTCCTCTGGCTGCTTCATTGATTGCAGCTCCGTTTACTGGAGGGGCCAGTACGGCAGGCACTGCTGTGGCTGCAGCTCGTACTACTGGCGCTTTAAATAAGTTAAGGCAACTAGGAACAACGGCAGCAAAATCTGTCCCTATGCCTAAAAACACCATTGGAAAGGGCATGGTGTACGGAGGCGGCAGCGGAATAGTTAGTGGAGTAGGAGCTGGCAATCCAGGGGATAGATTTGATGGCGGCGCAGTCGGACTTGTTATTGGATCAGCTCTTGGCGCAGGAATTCCTCTCACAGCCAGAGTTACTGGAGCTGCGTTTAGGGCATTTAAAGAACGCTACATTGCTACTGAATCAATTACTGATATAGGCGCTATTAAACGTATTTATGATGCGGTTTCAAGAGTAGGAGGAACTGTTCAAGATGTTGTTGATCAGGTTTCTGTAGATAGACGATTAAATGTTCCTGTGACAATAGGCGCAGCAAGCAAGCCATTAGCAAACACCACAAAAGGGGTTAGGACAGCTTCTCGTGGCGAGGCAGACGATATTATAGAAGAGCGAATGGGGCAAATTCAAGAAGGTACGAAAGAGCGAGTTATTAAAAAAATTACTGATGAAACGACAGATGAAAATTATTATGCATCCCTGATCGACTTGAAAAGTAGATTAAGAAGTAATGCTAATGATGTATATGATAAAGCCTATGCATTCGGAATTGTGGACGATCCAAGGATCAATAGACTTCTTGGTACTAAGTATTTTAAGCAGGCTTTTGAAGAAGCTAAAGATATAGCCGATATTGATATAGAGCAACTTGCAGCTGAGGGTCTTGACTTCAGTAAAATTAATTTTTCTGAGTCTGGTGCTTTGCCTAATGTCGAAACATTGGACTACGTCAAAAGAGGCTTAGACTCAATGATAGAGAGCGCTTACAAGGCCGATGGAATGAGCAGTGCCGCTGCAGGAAAGCTTAACAAATTGAAGAAAACATTTGTTGATATAGTTGATGAGGTCACTGAAGACGCAAACGGTGTTTCTGCTTATCGTGACGCTAGAAGGGTTTACGCAGGCGATGCTGAAGTTTTATCATCTTTAGAATTAGGTCTTTCAGACTTCAGCAAGCCAAGCTTTGCGCCAGAGCAAGTCGCTCAATTGTTAAATGACTTTAGTGAAGCAGAGCGAGAAACTTTTACAATCGGAGCAGTAAGGAGCATGTTAAATAAAATTACAGCGCCATCTACTGATGGAAACTCTGCAAAGAAAATAATTGGATCGATTGATATGGGTAAAAAGTTAAGAATGCTTTTCCCAAATATGGGTCCATCCGGCTATGACTTGTTAGAAGCTGGATTAAAAAGAGAAAGACAGCTCTATGAATTTAATAATACAATTCTTATGGGTTCTCAAACAGCAAGCAATCAATCGGCTGCGGCCAACCTTTTAGAAGATACTGGCATGGGTGAGGCTGCAGCTGGAGTTATTCAAGCTGCTTCTGGGCCTACTGGATTTCTTGCTTTCCTTGCAGGAGCCCTTTCAAGAGCAAAATTGCCAGAAAAAGTTCAAGAGAAAATGGCAAAAATGTTAATGTCTGAATCCCCAGACGATGTCGCTGCAGTTGTTGAAGCTCTTGAAGCATATTCAAAAAAAGCTATTCCAAAAGCCACGAACATCAAAAGATCTGAAGCTGCGACTATTATAGGCGCGGCTACTACTGGCAAAGGATTATCTGGTCAAGATAAAACTTCTAACTTCTCTGATGAAGAGGTAGAAGAATCCGTAAGAAAAAGAGATGCAGCTAGATAACTAATGTAATTGAACCAGGAGAACTATACCCAGTTCACATATCTCCGACTCAAGCCCCGGTTACCGGGGTTTACACGATTGAGGCGCTAGGAGTTGAGTATCAGCTACAAGACTATCTCATAGTTCAGCCAGCACGAGCTCCCTATGAATTGACGCAAGAAATATACGCACGGAGGTTGTGGATATGCTAATTGAGATTGCCGCTGCCAACTTGGCCTTTAAGACCGTGAGTACCCTTTTGAAAAACGGCAAGCAACTGTACCAGATAGGTAGTCAAATGAATGACTACCTGTCAGCAAGTCAGAAAGTAAAAGAGAAAGCTGGGGATGCAAATAGCCGTGGCACAGCCTATGAATGCTTCCAATTTGCAGAGCAAGAGAGAGTTAGGCGTTCTCAGCTTGAATTCCATTTAAAAAAGAGCCGACTAAATGGCTGGAGCGATTTTGTAAAATTTGAAGCTGAGTGGCACAGGCAGCGAAAAGAAGAAGAGAAAGAGAAGATTAATGCTCGTATTAGAAGAAACAACAAACTACAAAAAGATATTTCATTGGCTATCAATATAGGTATTTGTATGATTATAGCAATGGGACTTTTGTTTGGAATTGCAGTTTACATGAGGAATTAAACATGAGCATTATTATTGATATGCTTAGAAAACACGAAGGCGTGGAAACGCACGCTTATAAATGTACAGCAGATAAAATCACCATTGGCGTTGGTCGCAATATAGACAAGGGAGGCGGTATCGGATTATCTGATGATGAGATTGATTACTTATTAAGCAATGATATTAAGAGGGTCAGAGCAGAATTAATTAGGGCGTTCCCTTGGTACTCTGAACTGGATGAGGTTCGCAAAGATGCGCTAACTGATTTGTGCTTTAATGTCGGACTATCTCGACTGATGGGGTTTAAAAAGGCTTTAGCGGCAATGGCTACTGAAGACTACGAAATTGCTGCAGATGAGTTTTTGGACAGTCGTTGGGCTAAACAAGTCGGATCACGCGCATTGACGATCACCGAAATGATTAGGACTGGCGACTACCTGTAGAATACGTGGCGTCCTATTTGCGCCACTTTGTTTAATTTGCTTGACCAATCTGGGCGAACATAATCAGCGTGGTAATTCACTGATCCATCGACTAAGTCAGGAAAGCTAGGCTGTAGCACTAACGAGGCCACTTGGTTTGACTCAAGCCATGCATCTGCATCCGTTATAGTTTCTTTGAGCCCATCGCACATAAAACTAAACTGACATTTGTGCAACTGTTTTGGAAAATGGTTTTCGTAAACTACCTCACAAACAGTGTTGGGGTATCGTTCCGAATAAACTCGATTAAGAACAACCTGTGCCACCGCGACTTGCTCAATAAGTGGCTGTGAGCGAGCCTCAAAATACACCGCTTGAGCAAGGCAAAATAGAGTTTCAGCTATCATTTTTTACCACCTTTTTAACTAATTCATCACGCTTTTCTTTAATCAAACCTTTGAGTTGTCGGTACTCAATGATGTTAGAGCAAGCGTTGCCTGACCTCCCGAAATGCTCACCGCATTCCTCAAACGTAAAACGTAATGCTCTTAAACACATTAAAGTTTCTAGCTGATCTTCAGACCACGAAAGTCTTTCTCTATCGACCTGATTTCTCTTAACAGAAGAATTCTTTCCTGCTCCAAAGTTAAAAGGAATTCGGGGTTTAAATATTAAACTCATAATCATTTCCTAAAATCAATGTATTCCACGGAAGCACTCGGTGAAATACCGAGCGATGTGCGATCTTTAAGCGTAAGCTCTGTATCATTGAACGCCTTGTTCCCATGACTGTGAATAGACACTGAGTAAGCTTTTAAGCCATTGTCAATGTACATGTCAATCGTCTGCTGGTCTGACTCATAGACACCGACAACATCGTCTGCTGTGGCTCTCATGACAT